CAATTACCTTCTGAATCGGGTAACTTGATTGGCTGAAACTCAAATTCCCTACCATTATTAATGCTATTAACAGTCCTCTCATCTTTCAATTCTTTCTTAATGTTTTTAACAACAGACTTGGTACTATCTAAATCCCCAATAACCTCGGATACCATGGTTTCGAGGTTTTGTTTTTCTTCTACAAGTTCTTCATTTTGAGTTTCTAATTTAGAAACAGTACTACGCAATGATTTATTTGCTGTGGTTAATTGTTTATTCTCATCGGTGAGTTGTACGTTTTCTTCAACAACGACAACGTGACCATGACCACTTGAAAATATTTGTAAACAAACCAATGCTACAAATGCTGTGATTACTATGAGTATCTTTCTTTTCATTTTTTACCACTTAAAAACATGATAACGATTTCTTTTAAACTTTTAGAGTTTTCGGTACTTTCGGTCAATTTCTCTTCCAATGAATCACGATATTCCTCTTCCAAGTATTCTACTCGTTTTCTATACTCTTCTTCACTCTGCATTAGTTTGTTTAAAAACACCCAACACAAATAACCCAATCCTAAAACGGCAAAACCCAATACTCCATATTGAGTTAATACTTCAAACGGACCAAAAGACATTATTTCTTACGTTTCTTTGTATTATTTAATTCTTCTTTTAGTCTGTCTTTTTCAGCCCACTGGCGTTTTAAAAACATCCAAGCTACATACCCAAGCGCAAGTACAGCTAATCCTAACGGACCGTAATCACCCAATTGATTAAATACACCAAAATCAGGTACGGCCGGTTGTACTGAAGTTGTATCCATCGTACTCCTTTATAAAATATATGCAGCCACAATATGTGGCCGCTTCTGACTATTCTAATATAATAATTTACTCTTTCGAGTTACCATTGTCGGTAGCATATTTAACACCCATAATAGTACCAACTATTGAAAATGCATTTGTCAAAAGAATACCAAACATATTGCTCCATGTAGAACCTATGATTTGCGTATCTTGACCAGCCATCATTGCTATAGCGTACATTACCGATGTAATTACACCCACCCCAATTATCACAAATAAAGCAACCCTAACAATCGTACCTATTAATTCAAATTGAGTTCGTTTTTGCATTATATCAAGGTCATCGAGTGCTTTGTCTTTAGCTTGTTCAGCTTGACTTCTTAACATTTCAGACTCATCTAATGCAACTCTCAACTCTTCCATCAATTTAGACGTGTTAGCCGCTGCTACTTCTAATTCTTTATTTTGTTGTTGTACTTGTTTTGTTACTTCTAGTCTCTTTTTACGAGAAGAAACATCTCTAACAATACAATCTTTTAGATAGGTTTCAAACTCAACATCACCGGCTTCGGCTTGTAGAATCTTTAATATATTACCCTCAAGATATATTTTCTTTTTGGATAATTCTAATAACCCATCTCTCGTAACTTTTCCAACAACCATTTTTATTTATATATTTTAAACGGGGCTGTTTTATTTCGATACCCCTCATAGTCTTTTTTAAACTCAATTAAACGTGGTTCAATGTCATCTGATTTTATAATCCAAAACTGAGCACCAACTTTTTTTGCCTTTTCGATTTCTTCAATATCCTCTGATGATGATATGATACCAATCACACACCCATTACCATATTCATAGTTTATTTTACGAATCATCTCAATACCATCAAAAGATGACCCGATGATGTTCAAATCAACAAACACACATTCAGGTCTTTCATGATTCACGTCATCAGGAAACCACTCCTTGAATTTTTTATCAGCTTCATCAGATGAATCTAACGCTTCCATTGAAAGCGCTATATCAAGCAATGAACAAGCATCCTCGAATACGAGATGAAATAAATTTTCGTCATCAATTAACATTAAAGATTGAATCATACCCTTACCATTAGTTTTGTTCCACAATCAGTCTTATAAGCTCTTATTTTAAAGCCGTGTTCTTTTAATATTTCAGTACATATATTCAACCCCAATCCAGTTCCACTTTCTACCTGACCTTCTTTTCTCTGATAAGGTTGTGATAATATGTCAAACTCGTCTTGGGTCATACCTCTACCATTGTCCTCTATAACTATGTAGGACTTACCATCTTCGGTTGATTCTTTGTATATTTTTACCCACTTTGTTGGTGAATCATTATACTTTAATCCATTTCTAATTAGATTATCAATAGCAGTACAAAATAAAGCTTCATTTACATCTATGGTTGGTAAATTACTATCAAGTATAACTTGGTTTTTATAAGCGGTAAGTCTTAAATAATCTTCTAATATATGTTTAATATCACAAGTGGTTTTTGTTAGTTGTGAATTTTGTTTTACAAGATTTGTAAACTCATATACCCCAGCATATACCTTTTGAGCATGATGTAACCCATCTTCCACTAATTGTAGTGGAGCCCCAATTCCAAGTTCTTTGATTTTGTCGTCATCAAGTCTACGTCTTAAAGACTTAACACCACGAGGTAAGTAAGTGTTAATACCGCTATGCATATCATGTCTGATTATCTTTGCGGCGTGTTCAAGATATATATTTTTCTTTTTAAGGTCATTTGATGTAGTTTGTTTATTTCGTAAGAATTCCATAACCACCATGAAAAAGGGTGGCATAAACGCAATTACACATGAGTATCCAAATACGGCTAGTTCATATGAATTTTTACAAATTCCAAAAACAATACATGATTGTACAGCGAAGAACGTAAACATAATCACAGCAGCTACTAAAAGTGCTACTCGTGACCTAACTGATATTCCATCGAGAGCCGACACGTCATAGCTCCGACTTTTTGAATCCTATTTTTTCAAAAATCCACTTTGATGGACATACCTTGGTCCAAACTCCAGCTTGTAGCATTATCACTACAAATAAAACAACATACCAATTGCTCAACAAAATTGATGTCAACAATACAAGTGACATTAACAAGTATACGGCTCTAACCGATGTCCAATGTTTCATAGGGCTCCAATTGTAGCAAAAAATGCTACCTTTAATCGAATCCAAAACCGTGTCTTCCAAGGTAGTGCTTTGAATTCGGGTGTATTAAATGATTCTTCTATCATAAGAATAAATATTAAGCTATCTCTAAAAAGTCAAGTGGTATATCCCATTCGATTCCAAATGGGTCTTCTATCCTACCTTCTTGCTTTTGTTCGTTTACTGATATGAGAGTCACCTTTTCTCCCACTATCAGACTTCCCCGATGATTCGAGTATGTCTTCTTTAACTTTATTTTTCTTTTTGGGTTTAAATTTTTCATAACCAGCGTGTTGAATTTCACTAAAATCGAATTGATTAACATTAAGTTTAGCCATGTCGGATTACTTTCAGCTTTTTAATAACGTCCAAGAATTCTTCTACGGAATAAGATTTGTTTTTTTCATCTTTTATAACCACCGCTTCAAGGGTGTCTGGATATTTCTCTACCAATCGGATTAATATTTCAAAACCATGTTCGGCCCAAAAATTCTTAAACGATACTTCTCCTAATATGTTGGTTGAGTAATCAACATCTTTCTCGGTATCATCTGGTAGTAATATAAAATATCTCATAGTTTTATAAGGCCATCTTCATAGTGTTTTACACGATTAACCTTTACATTAAATATGTCAAATTCGTACTCACCGATTTCAAAGTTGTTAAAATCGAAGATTTCTGACATATTTTGGATGAATTGAAATGACTGATTTGTCATTCGTTTAACATCAAATTGTACAATAACGTCCGAATTCTCATTCACATTTATACGTTTTGATAAGTCGAATTTAGTATTTGACTGTTCATTTTTAATATACTCAGCAATCACTTCTTGTGGTAAATCGGTATTGATTACATCACACCACGGTTCTAACATCTCTAAAAATTTCATGTCACAATTTGTGATGTCAAACTGAATATTGTATTTATGTGGAATTAACGGTTTCATGTACACATCATGTTTTACAAAATGTCCCCACTTACGAATGAAATTTCTACCATTCTTGGTCGTGGTGTGAATCCATTCTTCGGAGTTTACACCAGCAGACCCACCAGCGTGTTTGTTAAATCTACTACCACGAGATGTAAAGTGATACACGAGAGCATCCCAACTCTGAATCAGCTGATATCCATTAAGTAGAAACCTATTGAATAAGTCGGAGTCTTCCTTTGATTGTGGAGCAAATAGTTCATCATGACCACCGATTGATAGAAAATCCTCACGATACATACACCATGGTGCAAATATACCTTCAGTAGTTTTATCTTTGTTTTGATTCTCAAGTTGTAACAAGTTTATTACGTTCATGTCATAATCATACTCATCAACCTCATTACCCCAAGCTAATGTAATCTTTTCAACACCCGGTGGATGTAATGGTGGCTCAACCCGTGTAGCTGATACAACTGTTAATGGTTTTAGGTGTTTGATAATATTCTTATCTAAATTTGGAGATGCTACCATATCAGCATGAAATGCCATAATAATTGGAGTTCTTGCCATTTGAATACCTTTATCAAACATACCAACAATTCCAATACGTTCAGGTCCATTATTTCTATATGTAATCAGTTTGTCATCATTTAAAGAACTAATCCACTCCGATGTACCATCGGTTGAAGCGTCATCTAATACCAAAACCTCGTGATTACCACCCAGGTCTTTGATTGATTTATATGATAATTTTAAAAACTCAAGATTATTTCTTGATGGAATTACAAATGTTATTCTTTGGTCTAGCATGCGTATAATTTTTTAATATAGTCTTCAAGCTCACGAGTCGGAGTCCAACCCAAGATTTCCATGGTCGTAGAATCCGTGTTTAATGTATGTAGTGCTTCTCCCGGCTTACCATCTTTGTAAATAGGATTAATACCGAACATCTTTGCAACTTCATTTACTGAAATGTTTTTACCTCTACCCAATTCAAATTCATAACCATATGATTTCTTTTCCATAATCAATACCAACGCATCTACAATGTCATCTACATGAGTAAAATCTCTACGTTGCTCACCATTACCATAGATTTCACAAGCAATACCTTTACTCAAGTTATTAATCCACCTACCAATTAAAGTGGTGTAACCCCCTTCAAGTAACTGATGTGGTCCGTAAACATTGTAGAACCTAGCAATAGAGGCTGATAATCCAAAATGGGTCTGATATAGAGTAATAATATCCTCACCCAAATCTTTTGAGAATGTGTATGGGTTTTTAAATCTACCGCTGTGTTTAGAAGAAGACCCAGCATATATTAATTTAATATCATTGTTTATACAAAACTTAACAACCTCGTATGTTCCGTTAAAGTTTGTATTAATATAATCTTCAGGCATTTCGAATGATGGTTGAATTCTAGCAATAGCTGCCATATGAAATACTACATCAAAATCCGTATCCATTGTGGATATGTGTTGAATATCACCAACCCAATACCGACAACCACTTATTTCATTAGATTTAAGACCGGTCGAATAGTTGTCTAACGAAGAAACATCATGACCATCTTTTAATAATCTTTTGATGAGGTTTGTTCCAACAAAACCAGCACCACCTGTAACTAATATTTTCATAATATAGATTTTACCTTTTCTATAAATACAGACTCGGAGTATAATTGATTGTATAATTCTTTAGTTGACTCACTACACTCTTTGTAAAAGTCCCTATCAGATTTTAATTTGTTTGCTAATTCTTTTGCTGTGACTATATCACCACGTTCTACACTTAAATTTGGGTGTAGATATTTTTGCGTATTTACATCATTGTATCCAATGCAAGGGATGCCTAAATACGAACAATTTAAAGGGAATTGTCCAGCAGACGCGGGATAACATTGTACAGCATATTTGTATTTTGATAATTCAAACATAAAGTCAGACCACACCATCCATGGTAAATACTCAACTCCATTTTGTTCTTCTCCACTTTTAAACTTACCAGTTTTGTAGCCAACCATCGGTAAGTCAAACTCACAAGCTATAGACCAAGCGTCAAAACCACGATATGTACTTGTCCAATTCCCAGCAACAAATACTTTTTCTTCTTTTGTTTCAGATTGTCGTATTCCGTTATCAATCATTAACGTTGGTAAAACAAATGCAGGTTTATTAGTTACTCCTCCAAAAAAAGGAACATCAACATCGTTATGACACAAGACACCATCGCTATCTATTAGTTGTTTATAAAACCAAGCCATAGATGTAAATGACTCATCTTGCCAGTCCCATTGAATACTTTCTTGCATCACATAAACTTTTCCACAGAAAGGCTTTATTTTTTGAATTAAATCAACTTGATTTATAGCAAGATGCTCTCTATTCTTTTCTTTTGGTATAATCACAATACCAACATCTATGAAATATGGAATTTCCGGCGTATTAAAGATTGGGATGTGAATTGCATCTAAAGCACATACCCAAGCTTGGTCAGTTCTCATATTTGGATTATTTCGTGGAACTTTTCCAAAGTAACCACCTTCAGTAAAAAATGCTATTTTCATATGTGTTGTAATGTAGTGTAATAATTTGTAACATTCGGATGAAAGTAACTAACTTTACAATCAAATAAGGATTCATCGAGATATACAACTCCACCACAACCACTTATATATTCGGTTGCTGAAAAATGTTTACATATGTCTGCAAGCCGTTGTGAGCTTGACGATGTGATTCCTAACTCTGATGACCTGACCATGGGTGTTGTTATACCCAATGCAGTTCTACAATATTCAATACTAGCAATGTTTACGTCAACGAGAGAAGTGTGTGAGTATATATCTGAAAAGTCTATTCCAAAATTGGTTTGTAACTTATTTAGGATTACACGTTTCCATTTTGGATTTTGACTAACGAAAATATCCTTGATTAGTTTTGAATTTGCGTGTTGTTCCAACTCAATAGTAAACCATTCATCTACACCATTTTTATTAAGAAACTTATTTCGATTCTGAAAGTTATTTTTTGTGTATTGAACATCGTCTAAAATTACAAATAAGTCAGCCGATTCCATTTTTTGAAAGAATCCCATGTAGGGGAAATGTTCAGGTTGATGTATTGTTATTTTCATCGAGATAATACCATTAAAAAGTCAAATTTTGATTTGTGTATTAAGGTAACATTTTCAGTTACCGATAAGGCAATCTCTAATGTAGATGATGGTGAGAAATACTCAATATTAGTGCTTCTTATAGAAGCCCATGTGCTTGGAAAATTTACCATAACAACATCAGAACAATCATACATACATTGTAGATATTCTTTTAATTTAGTTGGATGGTCAGCAGGTCCCCCTTGATTTCCAGCAACTCCAGATGAGATTGCTAAATCATACTTTTTGTTAATCTTTGATTCTAAAATATCCGATACCTCAAACGAATGTTCTTTGTAATTTTCAGATGCAATTTTAACAAACTCATCATTTATATCAATACCATGATATGACTTACAATTATAACCAAAATCAAAGAAAGAACCCCAGCCACAACCAAATTCAATAATTGACTTATCCGAAAACGGAATAATTGAATTCATAGCATCATATCTAAACTTCGCAGAAGTGCCATCAGCTGACCCCCATGTCAGAGACCTATAGTCTCCAACTCCATATGTTTTTAAAGACTCAGCGTACCAAGTCATCATTCTTTCACGTTGATTCATATTTAAACAATTATAGAAACCCAATCTACCTTACCAATATACGAATTAATTTTATAACATCCAAGCCCACCAACAATTTTATGTAAGGGAATGTATGGTTCTCGTTTAGAATGGTCGGTGAAATACATACCACGAAGCCACGAACTTTCATTACCAATTAAATTAACACCAGCGTTCTTTATTTCGTTTGCCAAATCCACTCTCTTTATAAGATTAGATTGAATTGTTGGTTTTAACTCATCAAACGTATATAGTGGTAAATCCATCATTTTATTTGAAAATACAAACCCACCTCTACCAAAGTTTAACCATTTGGATTTATTTGTAGATGAGACCACAATGTCAGCATATTTACCCAACCCAACCAGACCATGACATTGACTTAAATCTTCGATTATTTTTAAAGACGTGTGTTCTCTTATGGTTTTAACATCAGCTCTGATACCAAACATATGTGGTATGATGATAGTATCATAGTCGTCAGCAACACTTAACACATCTTTGACATCAATTTGTAGGTCAAAATCACAATCAGACAAGTAGTAATCACAATTGGTTTGTGTAACTGCTGTCAATATGTCAGTGCAAGTGTAGGATGGTATAATTACTTTTTTAGAATCTAACTCTTTCAAAGCAATTATTAAAGCATCCGTACCGGATTTAGTTTGATATGTATATTTTTTATACATTAGCGAACAATTTTTAAAACATTAAACGCTTCAGCATATTTAACACCCGACTGACTACCTCTGAATTTTGCTAATGTTTCAAGATTGGATATCATATCAAATCCATGACATTTGAATTTTTCTATCTGACTCCGGTGTTTTAGACACCCTTGAAGTTTGTAGTCAAATGACTCTGTGATATCAACATAATAGTTAGCTACAGGATATGTCGTAGTAATTCTTGGAAGTGGGACTTGTTCATAACAAAGTACATTTTTAACCAAACGGCCAGCAGCCATTGTAGCAGAAAGAGTATTAATGTGGTCTTGATGAGTATCACCACCCCAATGGGTATAGATAATATCTATATTACGTTCTTTAATGATTTTTTCAAGGAACGCTACTGATTGATTATCAAATGGAACTTTAGTATCTTGAAATGGTCCAAGAATTAATTCAGCACCAATTACATCAGCAGCCAATTTTGCTTCAATAATACTTTGAGAACTATCTCGTGTTACTTCTTGAGTATGAGCATCTTTAACATCACTTTGGGTCATTACAACCATAGTCACATTATCACCATCATTGGTGTGTTTTTTTAGTGTGCCAAAACACCCAAATTCAATATCATCGGGATGAGCACCGATTGCTAAAATATTATAAGACATCTTTCCAACCTTTAAATTTATAATATGGGTGAAATAAATTAGCAAGATTTTGACTACTTGCTTCATAAGCCTTCTTATACCAAGAATGTTGTTCTCTTAACAAGCCCGTGTTTGTTGGGTCTATACCAACCTCACCTAAAACATTTTTACGCTTCGAATGGTGTTTTCTATTATGAACTAACAAAATATTTCTGATAACATATTGTGGTATATTACCCAACAATTTTTGGGTCATCATCATAAACGCGGTATCTTCATGTACAAAGAACATACCTTTAGGAATATTAGCACCTGATTTGATAACTTCCGATGATATTACTAACCCACACCCGTTAAATTTATGTTGTGGTAAAACTACAACATCTAAATTTTCAGTTTCTTCATTTATAGAATCCATTTCGGATTCAGACATGGTGTAGCGTAATGACCACCAATTTTCAGTATCACCTTCTATAAAAGGTTTGGTTGTGAATTTCGGATGTTCCAATAATTTCCAAGAATCATCCCACATTTTACACCCACCAAAGAACGAAAGGTATTTTGGAGTTTGGTCTTTAACTTGCTGATGTAATTGGTCAAGTATAACGAACATTTGTTTTGGAGCCAGCATATCAGACTCACCCCAAATCAGAACATCAGCCGACTCACAATATCTTTCATTAAAATCCCTACGATAGTCTGCGATTGAATATAAGGTTGAGTGAGTTGTTATGTTTACAGAATAACCATCACGTTTCATATATTCAAATTCCGTGATTATTTTATTTAAAACCCATTCAAATTCATAATCTTTACCATCAAATTTTTCAAGAAGTTGATTTGTAATCAATGCAAAGTCTACTTGTACTTTTGATTTATCATACAATTTTATAGAAGAGCGAATTGATGAGATATACTCATCAATAATTTTCACCTCATACCATTGTACTAAACATCCTATAGCAAACTTTGTCATAGTATGTATCCCGTGTTTTCATCAAGAGCGAACCATGGTCTACCAACGTGTTCTGAAACTTTAATCATCAAAGCACGTTCTGTATGTCTATTTATATCATCAAATACCATTGGTACTGATGTATTAAACATATCAATGTGTTTTAAAAAACCACCTCGACCAAACATACCATTTGGACCATCTATTAGAATTAAATCATAATGTTCTGGCAATTTACCAACTAACATTGAGGGGTCGTACCAACCAATTTGGCGTTCCGAATGTTCTCCTGGAAGTTCGGGAGAAGTCCACTCCGAATTGTAGTTTTTAATTGGAGCGTAAATGTACGTTGAGTCATATTTATCAATCCACTCTTTATAATTTTCAATTGAGTACATCGTATAGTGTCTACTCAAATAATCAGTACCAATACCACTACCGAATTCTAATATAGTTTTACCCTCTGGTAAAATCTCTTTAATAAAATTGTAACAGGACTCTTGGATAGCCCATCCACCTAATTTACTCATGCCAAATAACTTTTGTAATTACACCTTCAAAATCTTCTAATATTCTAAATTGTTCATTGTAACGTCTACGTCCAAAATTGTGACCGACCCCATGCCCAATTCCTTTAACAAGTTCTATGTGGTTTTTGCTTAATGCCAAATCAACAGCACGTTTTACGTTTTCCCTATGAACATTACAACCATAATCATCAAACACAATATAACATTCTGAAGAACAATTCATACCAACAGCACGATTCAAGTCTGATATTACTTGGTCATATTGATGACCAGCATCTATTAAGAAAACTGAAATCTCATCCTGTATGTTTAACAACTGATTTGAATATAAATCGAAATTATGATAAACTATATTCGTTCGGTCATTATTCAATTCCTTAGCAGATTCATTTTCATTATGGTTTATTGTATGAACTTTGTCAAATAAAAATGATAATATACGGGTAGTTTGTCCTTTATGAGTTCCAAACTCAACACATACTTTATCTTCAAATCCTTTAAAAAAGTCCCACAAATCAGTTTTGAATTTGAATGATGTGGTTGAGAGGTTCTGGTGTTTATCTTCACCAACCTCTATTAATAGTTCTTCAATTGTTTTCATATAAATGTTTATAAGTTTTTTCAATCCAATATTGCGATGATGGTGGCGTACCAGCGTTGTAATGACTCACATACCCATAACGAGTATGTAACATATCATCACCCAACACTTCAAATCGCATCATGTCTTGCATATTCCACTCGTAACCTAAAACTTTGTAGTCGTGTGGAATGTCACGATTTACAAAGAAGTTAAATACAGGTTGGTCGTTCCCAACACAATATGTATTTTGAACCCAAATCAATTTATCACGATTTTCTTGATAAAAATTATGGATTGATTTAAATAACTCTTTGTGTTTTTTGTTGAACACCATAACCCCTGAATTAAAATAATTGTAATAAGGGAATGTAAACCCATCAAACACAAACTTTGAATAGTTTTCAATACTACGACATACCCAATCCATATCACCATAATTTCTAACAGCTGTAAATTTATGGTCAGTCAACTCAAAAATATTTGGAGCATCAGGTGTAACGATGGTATCGTAGTCTACATATAAAACTTGGTCGTAATCAATCTCATTAGCCTCAAGAATATCAAGAATATACATTTTAAACCAATTTGGTTTCATCCATTCAATATCCATCAAAGGTTGGTCTAATACAAAAATATCACACCCCCATCGTTCCGCATAACTTTCCCAAGACTTTATTGACCACTCAAAAGCCCCCTTGAGAGTGTTTCCACCCCCTTGGAACTTTTTATCATGTTCTATGTTTATAAGAAAAATTATGTTTTTAGCCATTGTACATCTCTTTTACGATATCCCATGTTTGTTTCATCAGAGAGTTTCGTTGTTTTCTATCAAAGCCGGAAAACTTCCATAAGTTACCATACTTGATAAAGTAAGGAGTCTGGTCTTCTTTTAACTGCCAATTGTGAGAAAACCAATTAAATCGATTCATGTGATTTACGTTAAATGAGTTGGGTAACTCAAACCTAAAATCTACACTCATAGATTGTAACATATAATTGTATACGGGCTGGTCAGTCCCACGACCAACACTTGACTCTAATATACAAATTTTCTCATAGTTTTCCAAATAAAAATCCTTTAAATTATTTAAAAATTCAATGTGTGATTTTGTAAATATTTGGAAACCACAATCGATATATTTTTTTAAATCAAAGTTTACATTTGGAAATAAATCATAATACCCACCAATTCCTTGAGACAACCATCTAACGTTTTCGAGAGATTGAAACGTGCTCAATCCATCAAAAGTCATATTAAAAAAATTAGGAGAATCCCAACGAATCATATAAGAGGCATCAACAACAGCAACCTTATTCCAATCCAAATGTGAAAGTTTTGATTCTAAATCAAACCACCGTGTCCAAGTTACTTTATGTTTGGTAGTGTCCCATTCCGTGGAATCGTATTCGTAAAACTCTACACCATTTTTTGTACACCAATGTTTCCAAGTGCTTTTAGAGTATTCAAAGTATTCGAACCCACCATGTTTTTCCATAGTGTTTTCATTAGAACTTTTAACCCCAACCCAATATACTACATTCATAAATAGCTAATAGATAAATTGAAAATTTTCTTTATGACACACGTCTCGTTCCCAAACATTCGTTCACGATAGGGTATCGTAGTAATCGTTTTGTTGTTCTTGTCTTTCAATGGTTTTATCATGGAATAATGATAATTCTAACATCCATGGTAAGTTTGAAATCGTCTCATATCCTTCGAGTCGTTCGTGTACTTTGTTAATCCAACGAATTGACTCTTTGTTCTTGTAGATTCTCCATTGCGGGTCGGGCCAATTAACCCAACCATGTTCGTTTACATTCCAACCCCATTTCTGAATATGGTCTTGTGTCAATCCTTCTACCGTGTTTACTCGTGGTACAAGGATTACATCAACATCGTTGGATTCAAGAATGTCTGGTAGATTAGCCAATAGTAATGGGTTGGGTACTTCATCTGCGTCAATCTGAAAAATATAATCACCACTACAAAGTGATGTTAATTTGTTTTTCCAATCACCAAAGTGGCCATCAAATGAATCTGAAGTAACATTGATATTGTTAGATTCTAACCATTCGTGGATTTCTTGGAATCCGTTTTTGTTATCAAACAAAACTACAATCTCATCTTCATCACGTTTTCCCTCGGACAAGAAACTGATAAGTCGTTGAATCTCTTTCAACTCTTTACATACTGTAACTGCGTAACTGATTTTCATAATTTTAATCTATTTGTTCTCGTTCTTGTTCCGAAGCCACTCTATCAAATTTACCATATTTGTAATTGTAGATAATAATTGATGTAATGTTTCGTTCCACAAAAGTCCTATATCCCTCACTCAACATCTTTCGTTTGATTTCGGCCATATAAAATTGTTTAGAACTCTCGTTAATTTGTAATTTAGTCAAGTCCAACTTTTTTACTTTTGAACTTGTACTTTTAATCTCGGGATATTCTTCCGCTAATTTTTCAAATACATTTGGTTTGATGTGCTTTAAGTCGATACAATGGAAATACTCCATATACTTGGGCTGTAATACGAATACAAAATATTCTTCAATATCACCCGATACCTTTTTGTATCTCACTTTAGCAACCATACCCCTTTCCAATTTACTTTTTGAAATCGGAGTGGGGTCGGTCATTCTAACTCTATGTTGACTTTTAAAATCAGCCATTTACTTTTTTCAATTTAGGTAATTGTAAAGTCACTTGTTGTGGACCTTTACCTACGTTATGTTTTTGTAAAATTTCACCAAGCAGTTCGGTCATGTTCCGAATTGTAAAATTGTCTTTGACAAACTTACGATTTTTTCTTGACATTTCCAAACATTTACCATGGTTTTCATAAATATATTTTAAGGTATTAGAAACCTCATTATAATTGATTGTAAACCAATTAGAATCTTTGACCAACCAATCGTTAGCAGCTGATGGGTGGATTTGTTCAAGATTCCCACCTACCAAGAAGTTGTATTCTTTATGTAAGAAATCTAAATGACCACTCCAATTTGAAGTCAAAATAGGTTTACCACTAACACAAGCCTCTAACAATGGTCTACCAAACCCCTCGCCTCGTGTTAATGAAACGTGAGCCTTTACTTTCGAATGGTTATATAATGAGTTCATCTCGTCATCAGTCAAGTCACCATCTACAATATAGATATTAGGTAGGTTTTTAGAATCAACCGTTGACTTGATTAAATCAATACGTTTACGAATTTCATGTACATTTGTAATTGATGGAGCCACAATCGATGTCTTCAGAATCAGAGCGGGCTTTTTAGTTTTGTTTTTAAAACTTTCAAGAAACGTTTTAACCAAACCACTTACATTCTTTCGGTCTTGCATAAATTCACCGGGTAACCAATGACCAACAAATAAGAAAGCAAAGTCTTCTTTTACCGAACCCATAATGTCATCTACCGACCTATGTACTGGCTTTTTATTATCAAAGATATTTTCGTCAAATCCTTCGAACAAAATTTCAACTGGTTTTTCTAATTTCAATTCACCAATTTTTTGTTTGGTTTTTTCATCTTGTTTATCGTATGTAACCTCAAGAGTTTTCTTGGAGTGATTAGATGAAACAATAGTCAAATCCATTCTATTACAACCTTCGATAAACGCTGGACTTGCTGTATCAGTTTCAATAACAGCACTAACACCTATATTAAAATGACCAACTGACTGAAACTCATTTGGAATTGTAATCTGAATCCAAACATCCGGCTTTTGTTGAATTGATGTTATCATTCTTGAAATTAAATCATTGTCGATACCATCAGTAAGAGCCGTTTGAGGTGTATTTCCCCAACGTTGTGGTAAAATCTTAACATCCCACTCATCTTTTTTTACTTCGATAAGAGAACGTACAAAGTCTCTCGAACGAGACCCATATCCACTTCGAGTTGCGATTGGGCAACTAACTATACATAACTTTTTCATGCTTTATAAATATCAAATCGTTTACGAGGTTTCCAATTTTGGAAACAATCTTCAAATGCTTCGATGAACTTGTCACCCATTGTTTCGGATGCCATATCACCATCACCAACAACCCACTCATGACCACGTTGACCATAAATTTCTAACCTATCTCTACCATATGAAAATGTAAGGTTTAGAGCGTTAGCTACATCATGAAAATCACATCGGTCATCAAAGATATACGGAGTCATCGGCGAACCCTGCAATGACCTGTTACTTGGCCAGACAGGAAAAGCCCACACACCATAAGATATGTCATCCGAATTCGACCACTCTCTATGGTTGTGTAGAGACCCGATTTCTACATAATCTTCGGCTGTTATTTGTTTACCAAACAATTCAAAACCACATTGGTCTTGTAGTCCACCGGTGACATTAACAATGATTGGAGTTCCGGCTCGTAGAGCTTCACATGAAGCCAATCCAAATCCTTCGTTAGAACCAATATTAAGAATAATATCACCTGAATTATAATATAGATTTAATTCTTGGGTT